GAGGTTATTCTTACTCCTACCGGCGAATCTGGTATGAAACCTTTGTGGATGAGTAGTCCTAAAACATCTATTTTATTTCAGTTTATGGGCTACCCCGCTGCTTTTACAAATACTATTCTTAAAAATGCAGCTACGGCTATGATTAAAGATCCAGTAGGTAATGTTCCTAAGACCTTAGCTGCCGGTTTAATTATGACAGAAATGGCTCGTTGGACCAACTACTCTAGGTCTTATGGAAAAAGCGAAGAGAATAAAACAGAAGAAGAAATATATGTGGAAGCTATTAAGCGTTGGGGTGGTAATGGTTTAACCGCTGATATGCTTTCTAGAGGTAGACAGGCAGCGCAAATTTATCAAGATCCGGTCGCTTATGCAACTGGTTTTGGAGGCCCTGTTGTTCAAGATGTTTACAAGCTTGGTAAACGCGGTGATGTTGTAAGATTTTTAGGTGAGAAGGTTCCTTTTTATGGGGCTTTAAATACCGTAAGCCCAGAGCTTAAAAAAGACTACGCAGCCAAGCTAAAAGAAATGGACAAATCTTTTAAAAAAGCAGTTGTTCCAGAAAGACAGGAAGATCCTTATAGGTATTTTTCTAAGGGCGGTGAAGTTCTAGACGTACCTAATGCTCCTAAAGAGCCTGATCAGCGTATAGACAAAATGACTGGTAGACCTTATGACCAGCAAGCGGGGACAGCCTTTACTGATCAAGAAGATCGTCAAGATCCTCTTCAACGCATGGGTTTTGGAGCTGGCGGTAAAGTTCTTAGACAGGCAACTGAAGCTATATATGATATGCTAAGTAAAGACTTACCTTACATAATTAAAACTCATAGCAAGAGAAATGTTTCAGATGATGAGGCTAAAGAAGCAGCGGAAGAAATCTATTCTAACTTTAGGGGAGATCCTGACATGCCTTCTGAGCTAGATGATCTAGACTTTGAAGACTTTATTAAGCTTGAAACTAGAGCCTTGCTAGAAGAAAAGCATGACCTAGAAGATCCCATAGTGGCTGCTCAGTTTAGTAAAGATTTTCCCGGTTTAAAACCTGCTGGGGAAGACTTTAGCAGAGCGCGTGATTATACAGAAGAAGCTATAGTTAATTTTAAAATGTCTGGTAAACAAGCAGATCTTTTAAGAGAGTTAGGATTAGAAAGCGACCCTCAAGATGTAACATTTTTATTACAAAAAATATTAGATGAAAAGAAATTAACTCAAAAAGTACCAGCTAATAAAAGTGTAAGAGCACCTAAGAAAAGAGGTGGTAAAGTTGTAAACTCTTTAAGGAGTAAGTTAAATAATGTATAAATATTTTAGCATGGATGAGCTTAAATGTCAACACTGTGGTGAGCAAGGTATGGATGAAGAGTTTATGGTTAAGGTAGAAGCCTTACGACATGAACTAAAGTTTCCTTTTACTGTTACATCTGCTTACCGATGCAAAGACCACATCATAGAGCGAAAGAAAAAAACACCCGGAGCACACGCCTCTGGACATGCTATAGATATTGCTGTTACTGGCAATCAGGCTCACAGGCTTTTAGAAGCTGCACTGAGCATGGGCATGACAGGTATAGGTGTTAATCAGAAAGGCCCTAACAGATTCATCCATCTTGATGACCTTGAGTGGGCTGAAAACCGCCCTAGACCTTGGGTATGGAGTTACTAGATGGCTATCTTGAACGCTCTCATAGGGCCTGTGACGGGACTGTTAGACAAGTTCATAGAGGACAAGGATCAGAAGGCTGCGTTGGCGCATGAAGTCGCTACAATGGCTGAGAACCACGCCTTAGAAATTGCTAAAGGACAGATGGCTATCAATGAGGTTGAAGCGGCCAACTCTAACTTGATGGTAAGTGGTTGGAGACCGTTCATCGGTTGGACATGTGGCTTAGGTATGTTTGGTAACTTTATTACCATCCCATTTAGTAACTTTGTTTTGGCTCTACTTGAGTTAGACATAGTTATACCTTTAGTTCCTTTGGAGACCATGATGCCTGTGCTAATGGGTATGCTAGGTCTAGGTGCAATGAGAACCTACGAGAAGAAATCAGGGGTGTCTAAGTAATGACCACTATGGAGTTTGTAAATTCTACTTGGCCAATGTTCATGGGTTTTATTACCCTTGTCATTGTGTTGGCTAAAATGCACGGAGACATTGAGACTATCAAAGAAAAAATAAAAGTTTTATTTGAGCTTTGGAACAAGAAGGATAACTAATATGGCCGCACAAATATCTGATGAAACAAAAATTGAGATACCGTTACGTAACCTTGTTGCTCTTATTGCAGGAGTTGCTATTGCAGTAATTGGGTACACAGAAGTAACTAATCGTATCTCAGTTTTAGAGCGCCAGCTAACAATTCTTGAAGTTGATATAGAGATGAATAGCGAATTTCGTACTAAGTGGCCGCGTGGCGAATTAGGCGCATTGCCTGACGATCTGTTGCAGAACAGTCAAATTAATGCTTTACAAAAGGTGGTGGATTTAAACACTGGTTTTCGTAATAACTGGGCACCACCACGGGAAGTTCAGGAAGCAATACGCACTAACCATGCTCAAGAGATACGTTTAAGTTATTTAGAAACTAGGGTCAACGATCTTGAAGAACCTAGTTTAAGTAGAAATTAAAAAGGAGCTTACATATAATGGCAAAGAAAAAATCTACAGTTAATAAAGCAGGTAACTATACTAAGCCTACCATGCGTAAGAATCTTTTTAACAAGATAAAAGCTGGTACAAGCGGAGGCAGCGCCGGTCAGTGGTCAGCACGTAAGGCTCAGATGTTAGCTAAACAATATAAAGCTAAAGGTGGAGGATATAAGTAATGGCTATTAGGAAACCACAGAAGTCTTTAAAAGCTTGGACAAAGCAGGACTGGGGTACAAAGTCTGGTAAGAAGTCTAGCAAGACAGGTGAGCGGTATCTTCCTAAAAAAGCTAGAGAGTCTCTAAGCTCTGCTGAGTACGCTCAGACAAGCGCAAAAAAACGTAAGGATACTAAGGCTGGTAAGCAGCACAGTCCACAGCCTAAGAAGATTGCAAAGAAAACTAAAAAGTATAGAAAGGTATGATGCGATTTATTGGTGTAACATTTTTATTGTTTATATTATCTTGGTTAACTAAGAAAGAAGAGGAGATTCTAAATGGCAAGTCCTAGAAAAGGAAAGGCAAAAGTAAAGGTAACTGCTAGTGGCAAGAAGGTTAGCTACGGTCAAGCTGGTAAAGCTAAGGGTGGCGGTCCTAGAGTTAAGCCGGGAACTTCTAAAGGAGATAGCTACTGTGCGAGGAGCTTAGGGATTAAGAAGGGTTTACCTAAAGCAAAGCAAAACGATCCTAATACTCCCAACAACTTGTCACGTAAGCGTTGGAAGTGTTCGGGGGCTAAGTCTAAAAAGTAAGGCTACTTAACCACCTTCACGTCTAGGCGTTCTGACTGTACTGCTTTCTGAGATACTGCTAATACAAAAGATGAATGCTGGTGTAAAAGGGTTGTAATAATTTCAATGTTTTCTTCCATCAGCTCAACGCTGGCTAAGGCTGCGACAATCTCTGAATTGATGCGTAAAGTCATTCCTAGTTTTGTTTCTGGTGTAAAAAATAATTCTTCCATGTTATAGCGCCTGTAATTGTTTTTCTAAATGATCATGTAAGGGATCTAACTTAACGTGTGCCTCTCTTAATATATTACGAATATAATTTTGAGTATATACATCCGAGAATACGTTTGTAATTTCAGAGTCGGGGAAAAAACTAAGCTCTGTACTTAGCCTTCCCCGTTCATCAATTACAACCTTAAAAGAAATTAAATTACCCGCCTTCATATTTCACATACCCCTGCAACACATGCAAGTGTTTGAGCACCTTCAGTATTATCATCTGACTCTTCAATGTCCCACTCCATGTCTTTAGGCATTTCTTTTAAAAGCTTTTGATACGTATCCTTATCTATCTTCTGGTACGGAGCCTGTTTATATACGTGCTCTGCTTCAGGAAGAAAGCTAATGCCGCTGACGCTATCAAAGTTTTCCCAGATCCACTGACACACAGCATAGAAGTTGTTGTCATTATAGTAACAAGTCATTGAGGGTTTATGCTCGCACCAGTGGTCTTGATAGGTCTTCCAGAGTCTGAGCTGCTCCATAGCTCCCATACTTTCTACAGTCACTGCTTTGTTAGGAGCCTTCTGAGGAAAGCTGAATACCCAGTTAGAGTTATTCATTACGTCTTCTTCGTGAGGAAAGCCCTTGTCAATCATTGCTGTAGCAAGTGGATCTTTCTTATCAGCCCTTACAGTCCTAATATAATACTCACTAAAGCGTGGATGAATACCACTGGCGCTGTCAGTTAACTGAGACACAGTACCGCTGGGCTTAACACAAGTGATGGCAACCGATGGATTAACTCCTAGCTTCTGCGCCCAAGACTTGTTGGTGAGTATAGCAACGTCTCTGAGAGTCTCTAAGAGCCGCCCTAAAGCCTCTTCACCTGTTGACCCATTAGTTAGCTTGCAGTCCATGATGCCTGTCATTGAGACACCCAGAAGAGCCTCTTCCTCTGTGTTCTTCTTCCAGATGTTACGTAGGTAACGGAAGTCAGTCATGGTGGATTGAAGCGTTCCTAAGATTGTAGCAACACGTACCTTTTCTACAAGAGTATCTTCTGTATCATCTGCTCTGACAATAACTTCTGATAGATTGCAGAACTGGTAGGGACGTAGGATAATTTCGCTGCATGGGTTAGTACCAAACTTGTATGTAGCGTCACGTCTTTCATTACGAGCTGCTACTTTCTGAGCTGCAACACGACTAAAGATACCCCGTTCACCGGACTTAGAATCATACAGACGCTTCATCTCAGAGGAGTAAGTATCAAAGTCAGGCTTCTCAGAGTACACAGCACTGTTGTTAGCCAATGCACGTTGACCGTTGCCCAAGTACCACTCACCGTTCTTAGCGTTGGCCATACGATTATCAGTCACATTACTTAGTGAGATTAGTGCAGAGCGTCTTACGCCACCTACAACAACGATGTCAGCAATCTTACATACTAAGTCATGACACTCTAGTGACGTTAGCTTGCGGCCTGTGGCAACTTTAAACAGATCAACAGTGAAATTAAATAGATCTGCTAAAGGCTGTGGTCCACTGGCTCTACCGCCAAAGGTCTTAAGTCTAGCCCCAGCAGGACGTACCCTAGTCAAGTCACACTTAGGAATCTTACCAGCGTACAGGAGGCTGATAAGCTCTCTGAAGGCGCTTGCCCAGCCCACCTTACTGTCAGACACAACAACTGTGGAGTCGGTGTCATGGAAGCTGTCGGCTACTTCTGGTAATTTGTTTACGTAGTCTCTTTCAACACTAAAGCCTACCCCTGTGCCACACAGCAAGATATACATAAGCTCGTCAAAAGAGCGGGGACTGTCAATAGGAAGATAAGAGCAGTTGAAACCTGCAACATTGTCACGATGTAAGGCTGGACCTGCTGTCATCATACAGCGCATAGAAGGCATTACTTCTTGGTCAGCGATAGCATTGAAGAGATCTTCAGCCTCTGAAGCCCCAAGCTGATTACGCTCTACAAAAAAAGAAAGATATCGGTTAACAGTTTCTCCCCACTCCTCTCGACGCTGCTCTTCATCTAGGTAACGTGCGTACCTACTCTTGTGAATGTATTGTTGATATTGATCCATCTTTTTTTTCAAACTCCTCTTTTAAAAACGTGTAGTTTAACTTGGTATATTCTGTAAACTTCATTTGTTTGTTATTTGTTTTGTAGTCATCGCAGTATTCAGCGTACATCATACCACAAAAAATTTCAAACTTTTTCTCTTTGCTCTGCATCTCTTATATCCTGTCTAGCTTCTTGCTGATTAAGCTCATCAGTTCTTAAACTTTTAAAGTTTTTCTGAGACTTTGTTGCCTTGCCCTTATACTTTTTATTGTACCTGTCGCGGCGTTCAGTTTTTCTGTCTACGTAATTTTTATCCATTGCTCCCTAAAACCTCTAGCAATTTATTTTCGTACCAGTCTGCTTTTTTTAAATCTTCTATTCCGTTTTTGTACGGAAACCTCCATCGGTACTTCAGACTGTTCCCGCGTAAGTAGCCTATAAATTCTTCGTCTGTTAGCATTGCTTGGATTCCGTCTATACATTCTATACCACCCTTATTGTAGTGGGCAGGGTTGTTAACTAGGTCTTCTTTTTTTTCATGCTTTAGCCACCTAGTCTCATCCCATTCTTTAGGCTCAACATCATCAATGCTTATTTTTTTCTTAGTGTTTTGTTTCATTCCAGTTCCTCTGGGTAGTCTGGGTTCTCAGTTATAATACAAGAGCTGTCAATCCATTTTTTGGGAATGCTATAAACACTATACCATCTAAATCCATTGGCTTCTGCCCACTCTGCGTGAGATCTTTTAGTACCATCCTTTCTTCTCTTAGCCTGTGGCATAGGTGCTGAAGGATCTGCAAACAGAAAAACTAACTCTATATTTTTAGGCAGGGCCTTCTTAACCCATACATATTTGTTGTGCTCTGCATGATCCCAGAAACGACCCTTGGCTTCTAAGAAGATTGTATTCTTACCAATCTTTTTTATAAAGTCAGGGTGATAGGTATGTTTAATAATGTAATCAACTGTATCAGAATGTATGTCCCATTCTTTTAAAATACCAGTATGTAGCTCGTACTCCCAGTTAGAGTCATAGCCTTTAATAAGACCTTTTTCGGTAGGTCTAACAACTCTACGCTTACGCGCTCCTGATTTTATTTTCCCGACCACTCTATATCCTTTAGGGTTATAGATGAAACATCGTAGCCCTTGTTCATTAATTTTTTAATATTCTTTTTAGCCCAGCGTACTGTATAAAAAGAAACCCATTTTGATTTTTTAGCAATAAAATATTTATCTTCTGGTAGAAAGTCACTAAAATTTTTAGCGGTAATCTTGTGCGCATCTTCTTCAGGTACAACACTAATAAGCCAGTCTATAATAATTTCTTTTGCTTTTACATTAGCTTTCTTTGCTTGTTTACCATTCATGTATTTCATCTACCTTTGGTTGCGTCCGTACCTCAGTAAAGTACACAAGACCTTTAGCATACCTAAAAGCCCTCAATCCTTTACCATTATTAGAATCTTTATGGCATTCTTTTTTATGAGCACAGTAAGCACAATTCTTAGCTATTCTCATATTGCCTGACTTACCTTCAGGCACTGGTGGGTAACAAAGCTCAGGAGGTTTGCTCAATTCTAATTTGTGTTTAAGATCTTTGATGTGTTGTGACACATTTGGTTTGTCTAGATCTTCAGGTTCATGAAAACAAAGCTCACCTGTTTCTTTATTGATAACTAAGAAGCCAGAGTTAGAAGTTCCTTCTGCTTCTTCATAAGCAGCCAACTGAGCTATGTAACCAAAAGGATCATCTTCTCTAAGAATACCCTGCCTAAACTTGCTAAAAGAAAAGCCAGAAGCAGATTTAATATCCACCACTTTGTCATCAATTTTACAATCCATGTGACCCTTGATGCCTTCAATGTCTACTTCTTTTTGTTCATCAGAAACTTTGTGTCCCGACATACGGACTAACAAAAGTAATACTTCTTCTAGTAGATGGCCGTACAAAAATTTAATAAACAAAGATGGTTCAAGTCTTTTAGCTGTTAGTTGATTTTTTTTATCAAACCACAACTGCCTAGAAGGTTTACCAATGTTAGACATTCTAAGATAAAAACCTTCCTTTCTTTTCTGAGGCTGCGCCCAAGACTTAA